AAGCCAGTCCGTGATCATGGTGCAGACCATCGGCTTGAAAAAGCTTTTTATGGTGGCATGGGTAAAGATACTAAAACCATCGCTCTGGAGAAAGCCAAGGAACTGGTAGCAGCGTGATCTATGAACTGGTGCTTGGCATTTACAAGCTTGGCATTGTAGCCGTTATATTGGTTGCATTGTTCGTATTCTTCGCGTAAACAATCGGGGCGGGCGCAAAAACCCGCCCCTAACTTTTAACAATATGAGGTATATTATTATGGCTAAAATAGATTTTCATGGCGTGAATGAAATGGTTGAAGATACCGATAAACAAGTTGGCCGTTTCTTGACCGTAACCAGTGCCGACTTTTCCTCAATGGAAGAGTGGCACAATTTTCTGTACAAGGCAGCGCCAGACCTCGATCCCGATTGCCTAGTGAATGATCGGATCACGCTGACCGTGATCGGAGTGCGCTATCTGGAGGAACAGGTCATAGACGTTAAAACCGACCACGTTCTGGATGACCTGAAGGAATCCCTCCAAGGCACGCTGGATCAGCAGGACGCCAACGCTCTGGAGCTTGCCGCAACCCGTGCATTGATGGCCAAGGCTGAGAAGAAACGGCAAGCCATTGAGGATGCGAAAGAAGCTAAACAACTATTTAATGAAATCGCCTTCGATGCAGAATAAACTGTTTTATTCACTGATCACGCTCTGTCTGGCAGGGGTGGTCATTATCATCCTCTTTTCAATTAATAACGTAATCCTGACGATCTAACTCCACCGAATACCTCCCTGAAACTTGACCCCACGGTTCACGCTGTGGGGTTCTTTTTTGGATGTGCGTGAACTGGTAGCAATAACCAGCTAAATGATTGAATGGACAGGGGAGTATGGTTATTCGTGCAGTTGCAAATGGACCGCCCCCCTGCCCTCGACAGGTCTATTCTGAAATCATTTTGTCGGTTTAAGATCATAATGCGCGGGCGTGACGGGCGAACTACTAGACTACACCCTCTTGAGTGTTCTTAGTCGCTCCTTACACAGCTATGCAGAATGTAATGTCATCTGCGAGAAGATGCGCGGTATTTTTGGTATGCGGGCGCACATGGGCCACTACTCCCCCCCGTATATGTATATACACTGCCGCTATATTTTTTATTTTTTTTAGCGATATTAACCTTTGTTAACCTATTTGTTGACAATAACAATATAGTACTACATACATAGTATTACACCGCCCACAGGTGTTACCACCATTATAACGCTCCACAGCAATCTGTCAAGCATTTTTTTCTTGACAAACCCGTATATGACGCTATAATGTAATGTATAGTGGAAAAGTTCATATCTAACCAAGTATAATCATGTATATTATTATGCTAGATACTGGATAATATTTTCACTAACATTTTAGTGTTTTGCGCGGACGGCGGTGTAGTTTTTCTTTATTTTGTTATTGTCGAGATCGCAGTTCGTAAGACGAAACTCCAGTGACATACAAAGACGTACACTGCTGTTCGCGCAAATTCTATACTTTAATTATATATAGGTGTTACCTTATAAAACAAACAGGGAGATTTCGTTTCTGTTTGTGGCAAAAAATAGAGCAAGCACTATACTCTATAACAAAAGACATTCACACTCCTAAATTTAAACACGACATAAAACAACAAGAAAAGATAAAAAAAATTAGACATGAGCTTGCCAGCCACAACAAAACGAAAGTTAACAGAAAAGCAAGAAAAGTTTCTTGACGAGCTACTTTCTAATGGTGGTCATGTCAAGAACGCCGTTGCTGCTGCTGGATACAAAGAACAATCCAGGTCTTGGTTAACAAGATCACTGCGTGACGAGATCATAGAGCGTACCCGTAGTATGCTTGCAACAAACTCTGTCAAGGCTGCTAGTCGTATTATAGAGGGACTAGACGCAGACGGAACTGTTCCGTTAAACCAGATGGACATGCGCCTTAAAACTGCAGAGTCCGTTCTAGACAGAGTTGGCCTTGGCAAGAAACAACAAGTAGAAGTAGAAGGACAAATCATGCATGGTATTGTCATGCTGCCTTCTAAGGACAAACCCAAAGAGATTATAATCGAACAGGAAGCAGAGTAATGGCAAAACGTGTTATTGATGATGAAGCAAAATTACTAGAAGCTGACAGGACAGAACCAAGACCTGAAGACCCCGTTAGTCAGAAAGCAGCAATTCTTGATGCAATGGAAAAAGAAAATATTCCTGTGCCTAACAATGCTAATAAACTTACTGTTGGAGAGCTAGAACAAAAACTAGAAGAAGGGCGTTTTCGTAACCAGCGTAGGATGGAAGATGAATTAGTCGGAGAAGGCGATGACATGTATATTGACAATTATAGTGGCGGACATGTCAAGAAATATGCTCATGGCGGTGGTGTACGTAAAGCAAAGTTTATGGATGACTAGAGAGTAAGAAAGGAAAATAGAAATGTCTAGTTCAGACTACTTAGACAAACTGGTACGAAAAAAGTACCATGAAGGATTGGTTAAAGCTCGTTCTAAAAAATATAAAAGTCAGGTGGCTGCGGAAGATAAAGGCGAGGATACTTACTATTTACAAACAAAAGCTGAAAAAACCTATGAAAAAGAGATGAAACCACTTGATAAAAAGTATGATAGTGATATGCGTCTAATCCGTAAACACGGTAAAGGGGCTGCTAAGGCAAGAGGATTTGGCACTAATTACAATGCAAAACCGTATGCTAACCCACCAAGAAAGCCCAAGGCTAACTTAAAATAAGAAATAATGGCAAGACCCAAGCTAAAGCCAGGAGAAAAGGGCCGTTATAACATATCCCGTGTACGCAAAAAGAAGCAAGAAGCACAGCGTCAGCTACGAGATGCCAAGAAACAGCAAGAAGCCCTAGAGAAAAAGGTAGCAAAACTACAACAAACCAAGACTAAGCAGGTAAATGGGCAGAAAATAGCTAGTTCTGGTGGTGCAACAACAAAAGAATTTATAGAATCACTGCCCAAAGACATACGAGAGTCAATTCAGGAGAACACAGAGGTTGTTTTTAGGCCCAACAAAGGGCCACAAGTTGACTTTCTAGCCGCACCAGAGAAAGAAGTGCTATATGGTGGGGCTGCAGGTGGCGGTAAGTCCTTTGCAATGCTGGTGGACCTCTTACGTTACGCCTCAAACGGCAATCACAGAGCGTTATTACTAAGACGTACACTGTCAGAGCTAACAGAGCTAATAGATCAATCACGGAAACTGTATCCAAAGGCGTTTCCAGGGGCAGTTTTCAGAGAATCCAAGAATACATGGTCCTTTCCTAGCGGTGCTACGGCTCTTTTTAGTTATGTTGACAAGGATAATGACGTTACACGCTACCAAGGACAGAGTTTTACGTGGATTGGTGTAGATGAACTGGGTCAATATCCTACACCATACGTTTGGAACTACCTTCGCTCTCGTTTACGTACCACAGACCCAGAGATACAGACGTATATGAGAGCTTCTGCCAACCCTGGAGGTGTAGGCGGGTGGTGGTTAAAGAAAATGTTCGTAGACCCATCGGTCCCCAATGACCCATTCTGGGCTACAGACATAGATAGTGGTAATATTCTACGTTACGGGCCAAATCACCCGACACATGCAGATAAACCACTATATCAGAGACGGTTTATACCTGCGAGACTAACAGATAACCCGTTTTTGATGGAGAGCGGCGAATACGAGGCAATGTTGCTGTCTCTTCCTGAAGTAGAGCGTAGAAGACTGCTAGAAGGAGACTGGGATGTTGCGGACGGGGCTGCTTTTTCAGAGTTTGACAGGTCAAAACACGTTGTTGAACCGTTTGAGGTTCCGTATAACTGGCCTAGACTACGGGCAGCCGATTACGGCTATAGTAGTCCTAGTTGCGTACTGTGGGGTGCTGTAGATTGGGATGGAAACATCTGGGTTTACAGAGAACTGTACGACAAAGGCTACACAGGAGAGACACTGGCACGAATAATCAACGCATTAGAGGAACATGATCCCCTCATGCAGATTTCCGTGTTAGATGGAGCTTGTTGGTCAAAGCACGGCACAGGGCCAAGCATAGCTGAGACTATGATACGTAACGGAACACGCTGGATTCCAGCAGATAAGAATAGAATACCAGGAAAGATAGAACTACATCGACGGTTAGCAGTAGACGAGAGAACAGACGAACCAAAACTAAAGATATTCTCAACGTGTACCAACCTCATACGAACTCTACCTACTATACCGTTGTCTAAGACTAACAGTGAAGATGTAGATACGAAGGCAGATGACCACGCTTACGATGCTCTGAGGTATATGTGTATGACACGGCCCACAGGCTTACCACAGAACAGCATATTTAATCAGATTAAGAAAGATTCGTTTCAACCCGCAGATAGTGTATTTGGTTACTGATGGCTGATAAGAACATACCCGCTGCTAATAGAGTAGTAACAACAAAAGACAACACTCCAGTAGAAATGTTGATGTTGCATGATAGTGCTGAATCTCAAGAACCTAAAACTATCAGACAAGCATACGAAGCTAATCTAGAACGAATAAAACAAAAAGCTATAGAGAGAGGAGACACCTCTGCGACTGATATAAAAAAAGCACAAGCTGGTCTAGTAGGAGCTTTAAAAGCTTTACGAGAAATAGGATTTACTGATGAGGTTCTTGATAGACCTGTAGATGGTACAATTAACTTTATTGATGAGGATGGTAATTCAAGAATAGGACCAATAATTCAACTAATGAAGGAGCAGAAGTTTTCTCCTAGAAAAAGAGCAGTTATTGGTACATATTTAAAATCAATGATAAATCTAGGCAAAAGCCCTGGAACTGCAAATGCTGTTACTGAATATGAGAAAATTAATTTAGGTTCTCAAGATGCCTTTAACTTTCAAAAGTATATACGTGCGCCAGGACCAACATTAGTTTATCCTAAATTTGAATCTTTTGCGAAGGCCATAGAAGTAGGTATCTCAAGAATAGAGGATAAAGAAGCACGGGGTTTTGCCGTATTAAAACTTTTAACAGGAATACGAGACGAAGATTTTCAAAGAATTGATTTAGGCAGAGAAGAAGTAACAAAAGACACTGTATCTTACAGATTAAATCCTGAAACTAAAACAGTACAAATTTTTAACAAAGGGCAGGTAACAAGCTATCAGCTTGGAGAAAGTGCTTTTCAGGTTTTAAATGAACTAAGAGAGGATGCTTTAAAAGAAGATGTTACTAGGGATAAACTTTTTTCTAGAAAATTAAGTGGTTTAAAATCAAGACATATTGTTCCAAAAATAAGAGAGGCTTTTGAAGAAGCAGGTTTAAAAATAACAGAGGAAGCGTCAGGTAAAGAAGTTCCCTTTCAATTTAAAATGCTGAGAAAAGGTTTCTTTACAGTCGTACAAAAAGAATTTGATACAGAAACCGCTGATAGATTGTTAGGACATACTGTTGGTGGATCAACAGGTATTGAACACTATCAGGTAAAGTTTGCAGATGAAGGTCCAAGTCGTGAATCACAAGCTGCCGATAGATTCTTTAGTATCTTTTCTAAACAAACAAATAAAGCAGGACCGAAAGCAGCCTTAACTACTTTCAGGTTTCCTCAAGCGGCTGAAAACTCTGCATTGGTGTTTGATGATGTAGATATTCCTGAAACTGCAGCACAAGAACAAGTAAAGGTACAGCAGGAAACAGCAGTTACACAGCAAGACGAACAGGATTTAGACAAACAAACAGAATCAACTAAAAGACAAATCGAGAAACAGCGTAAACTAAACGAACTTCAACAAGAATTAAAACAGGTGAGACAAGAGGGGCGACCCTCTGTAGATGAACAAGCAAAAGAAGTTTTAGGCGAACCAGAGCGTCCTGTAACACCTTACTCTTTTAGTAGAGAATTGAAAGCAGGTGTATTTACACAAGATGAAATAGATGAAATTCAGAAGATACGAGATACTGATCCTGAAGAATATGAACGTCGCTTATTGTCTGGTTTAGATCAATTAAAAGCAATAAAAAAACAAAAACTTAGATCAGGTGCGGTAGCATCTGCACGAAAAGTAGGAAAACTAGGTGTAGCAGGTCTTACAGCAATGTTGCTAGGACCAGGAAGATCAAAGGCAGGAGAAGTGCTTTTAGAGGCTGGTATTCACACGGTTACTCCCAGCCCAACAGCAGGTCCAGAGGCAGCTTTAAAGGCTGCTTCTGATGATCAATTGCTAGAACTTCTTAAATCAGGAGGAAGAAGTAAAGATTTAGATTTATCAGATCAACTTGTTATTCCAGAGAAAAAAACTAAAAGAGAAGTAGAAAGTAGAATATCTCAAGATAAAGCATATCGTTCTAGAGAGGCAGCATTACAAGCAGCAAGAGAACGAAGAGCTATGTTATCACCAACGTTTCAATCTCCAGCAGAAGCTGAAGCAACCATAACAGATTCTAAAAAAGGTTTTGCAGATATCACAACAAGGCAAAGAGAAGCAGTCCAAACTAAGTCTGCTTTAGAACGAAAGTACGAAGGTTTTTTAAAAGGTTTTTAAATTAAAAAGGAGAAAGTAAAATGCCGTACGGTAATCCAAAAGCATACAAGGCTGGCTACATCATGGGCCAGATGAGCAAACAAGGCGAAATGTCTGACGCAAACGAGGCATCGCTGTATCGTGAGCCGCTAGAGTTTGATACGAAAATTAACGTAGGCAAACTCACGGAAGACGCACCTGCAGAGTCGGGTAACAAGCACATGGGTCAAGCCTCCATGATTATGGCTGCTGACAAACAAGGCATCTATAGTTAAAAGAGAGAGTTGCAATGGCTGACGAATCTTTTCTAGACGACGGAGAGACAGAAGGGCTAATTGATCTAGGTGAGAACCGTGAAGACTTTAACAGTATTATTGGTACTGTTAAGGCACGGTTTTCAGATGCAGAGACAGGACGTAGAAACGACGAAGATCGGTGGCTAAAAGCCTACAAGAACTATCGTGGTATCTACGACACTACTACGCAGTATCGTGATAACGAGCGTAGCCAAGTTTTTGTAAAGATAACAAAGACGAAGGTTCTTGCTGCGTATGGGCAAATTATTGACATACTATTTGCTAACAGCAAGTTTCCTATTTCTGTTGAATCAACACCCATACCAGAGGGTATCGACAAGTTTGCCCATCTGTCTAAAGTTCCAATGGAAGAAGAGCAGCCAGAACAAACTGATCTTTTTGGTTTTGAAGGTGATGGTAGAGAACTGCTTCCAGGTGCCACACAAGCTACAGAGATGGAGCAAGGTCCACAGGGACCGACAGCGGCAATGCTTAGTGGTCTTGAAGACAAGTACGAAGGTGCTGATCTAGCTTCTGGTCCCTCTCGTGCAGGAGAACCACAAATTAGTCCTGCTTCAGAGACGGCACGTAACATGGAGACGTGCATACAAGACCAGCTACTAGACACTAACGCTGTTACTGTACTACGTCACGCTATATTCGAGTGTGCGTTGCTTGGCACAGGAATAATAAAAGGTCCATTCAATTACAACAAAACAGTACACAATTGGGAGAACGGTGAATACTCTCCCGCAAACAAGGTTGTGCCTCGTGTTGAAGCAGTAAGTTGTTGGGACTTTTATCCCGACCCAAGTGCTACAAGTTTGGGAGATGCAGATTACGTTATTCAGCGCCACCGCATGAATAGAGAACAGATACGTGATCTGAGTAATCGCCCTTTCTTTAACGAAGAAGCAATAGAAAATGTTTTACAAGGTGGGCCTAACTATGAAGAAAAATATTATGAAAGCACTCTCTATGCTAATGACGATGATCCTAACTATCAAGGACGCCGTTTTGAAGTATTTGAGTATTGGGGTGCAATGGACGCTAAGTTCGCTGAAGAGCTTGGTATCGAAGCTCCGAAAGAAATTCAGCAAGGTGATGCCGTTCAAGTAAACATATGGATATCTGGCAACGAGATACTACGGTTCGTAGCCAATCCGTTTATTCCTGCACGTATACCGTTTCAGGCTTTTCCGTATGAACTCAATCCCTACCAGTTGTTTGGTGTGGGCGTAGCGGAGAACATGGAAGATAGCCAGATGCTGATGAATGGCCACATTCGTATGGCTATCGACAACCTAGCATTGGCAGGTAATCTTGTGTTTGACATAGACGAAACACAGCTTGTTCCTGGTCAAACAATGGACGTATACCCAGGTAAGATATTTAGGCGGCAGTCTGGTGTTACAGGCACAGCCGTGAACGGCATTAAGTTTCCCAGCACTGCAGTAGAGAACGTGCAGATGTTTGACAAGGCGAGGCAACTTGCTGACGAGCAGACAGGCATACCGTCTATTGTACACGGGCAAACAGGTGTTACAGGAACAGGACGAACTGCTGCTGGACTAAGCATGTTAATGTCCAGTGCAGGACTTAGCGTAAAGACTGTTATCAAGAACATTGATGACTTTCTTCTTAAACCACTAGGAGAAGCTTTCTTTCAGTGGAACATGCAGTTTAACGACAAGACACCAGAGATGATTGGTGATCTGGAAATTAAACCAAAAGGAACCAGTGCAGTAATACAGAAAGAGGTACGCACCCAACGATTAACAGCTTTGCTCCAGACAGTTGCGAATCCGATGCTGGCACCGTTTATTAAAATACCGAACCTGATTCGAGAGCTTGCAATCAGTCAAGATATCGAACCAGACCTACTCGTAAACGATATTAACGATGCAGCAATCTTTGCAGAAATACTAAAAGGACTTATGCCAAATGATCAACAAGGAGCAAGCCCAGAAGCTGCTGCCGCTGGCCAACAGCAATCTGGAATGGCAGGGGCTGGAAAGCTACCTCAAGGAACTGGCCCAAACGATGAGACAGCAGTTGGTGGTGGTGGAATCGGAATTGGAACTGCGCCGTCTGCAGGGCAAGCTGGCTTTACTGGAAACCTTAATTAATCTGAAAGATGCTACACAAGCTACAATAAAGGCACATAAAGATGGCAACACTAGAGGAAATCACCCAACAATTTGAAGACGCTCTAACAGAGTCTACAGGCACAACAATTAAACCTGGAACAATAACGCCACAAGGTGTTACGTCTTCTGTTTCTGGTAAGAAAAAGCTTTCCTGGCCTGAAATTGTTGAAAAGATAACTGAGGGCATAGGTGTTCGTCAGAATGAACTATTGCCTGAAGTGCCTGAAGGTGTTTCTGCACAGAAATTCTATCGCACTGCAGCACAGTCAGGTTTGCTGCCCAGTGGTCTTTCTACATTTACTTCTTCTCCGTTTGGTTCCTTTAGGGGTCGCATAGGTGTAGTGCAAGGAACAAAACCAGATACCTCTGAACCTGAGTTTTCAGTAGCACCAGTTGTCGCACCAAAATCTGTCATACAGACGCAACGTAAAGCTGATGAGGGAGGTCTTAGCTTTGCAGACGAAGATACAAACTATGCTTCACCGATAGCTAATCCCGATATTAATCTTGCAACATTTGCGAAATTTTTTGTTTCACCAGGAACAACTTTAATGTCGATGCATCAGTCTGAAAATGTGTACACCACTTTAGAGGGTTACACGGCAGCACAAATTGATGATATGATTGCAACGGGCGCAATAAATGAAGCCCAGCTTGCTGCTTATCAACAAGGCATTACTCACATGAATAGTCTTGGACAGCCTGTGGACCCAGATACAGGTAAAGTAATAGATATAGATGTTTATCATCAAAAGGCAAAAGACAGATTTGAAAACCATCCTGTATTCGGCAGTAAAAAACCTTGGATTAAACCTGTACTAAACCTTTTGGGGACGGGAGATGCGTATTCTAGAGGGGCTTTTACTCCAGGCTACCAAAAAGACGGTACATGGATGAGTCCGAGTGGTCAAGTTAGTGCAATGGGTACGACAGCATCCTTTCAAGCTTTAGCAGATGTTGATCCATTTGCTGCGTTAGATGTTATAGATGCAAGAGGAGATGGGTGGTTTGGAATATCACAAGAAAATAGAGATTATGTAAATCAAGTTTTAGATCAAAACTATGGTCAGAAAGATAGTTTTGATTACGGTGGAGGGTCGAGTGGAGACTCAGGCAGCGGTGGAATAGACATAGGCGGTCCCCAAGCAGGTGATCCAGATGCTCCAGGTGAAGAAGATATTGGAGTTGGCGGCGGTGACGGCGGCGTTGGAGGAACTGATGATTCTGCAGGTGGTGACTTTGGTTCAGACATGGGTGCTGGAGACTGGGGAAGTTTCTACCAAGAAGGCGGTCAAGTAGCACAGGGTGCAGAAGCCGACATGTCCAATCTTGGCATGATCAACGAACAAGCAGCGCAACCACAACAGGGCGGTGCAGTATCTGTGAAGGACGACATACCCCGCGAAGCTGATGAGGGTGACTACATTCTACCCTACGAGACAGTATTGCTAGTCGGTCTAAAAGACCTTAACCGTTACGCTAGAGAAGCCATCGACCTAGCAATGAAGAACGGTGTTAATCTTAAAGGCACAGACCTAGACCCAACTGATGATGTACCAATTAAAGTAAGTAACTATGAATACCACATTCCTAAAATGCTGGTACCGTTCTTTGGCGGTGGCAAAAAGTATCTTGATAAAATCAGGCAAGAAGGTCTTGATTTGCGTAAACGTCTTGAAGAAGAAAAGCAACCATCCATGCAGGAGCAGCAGCCTATGGCTGAAGCACAACCTGCACCAGCACCAGCACAGGCGGCTCCAGCACCACAGGTACCAATGATGCAACAAGGCGGGTTTGTAGATGATCCGCAAAAGAAACAGATGCAAACAAGTGCTGCAGTGCTAGAAGCTGATGCGTCACAGCAAGCGCCTTCTGCTTACAATCAGATGCAAGCTCTTGAGCGCACACGTAGGCAAGCACAACAACCGCCGATGGTTGATCCAATGGGCCGTGTTGTACAACAAGGTTTTGCTGCACCACAGGGATATGAAAAAGGAGATGAAGTAAAAGGTGTACCTATTGAAGAAGAAAAGCAAACACCTATGACAGAACAAATAGCTTCTCCTGAATCAAGAGATAAAATAGGTTTAGATACGTTTGAAGATAATCTGAAACCTTCAATTTTTTCAGGATCAGACCCTTTTATGCAAAAACGAACAGAGCCTATGAGAGAAATAGAGGTAGATGAATCAGGATTTACCAGTGACACGGTACCTGTTATTGATGAACCAGCAGAACCTAAAACCGCTGCACCTGAAGAAAAGGCAACATCTAGCTCACAAAAAATGCAAGAAGCTAAAACAATTATGTCTAAATTTAGTAAATTGCATCCTGTTCAAATGATGGCTCTCGTTGCTGTGGGTGAGGCAAGAGGAGACGGCATAGAAGGTATGAGAGCCGTAATGCACGTTATAAACAATCGAACTAAGTACGGCAAAAGATTTGGTAAAACTGTGCCTGAAGTTATTCTGGCAAAGAAACAATTTTCAGCAATTCTTCCAGATTTAAATGATCCCGAAGCATACCAAGGTCCACAGTACGAAAACTTTATGAGTATGATGAATACGAAATCTAACGACAATCTTTACAAACAAGCAAAAGAATTAGCGATACGAATAATTCAAGGTGAAGACGAAGACGTTACCAATGGTGCTACACATTACTACAATCCTAGCGCACTGAAGGAACCACCAGTTTGGGCAAAAAATATGCGACAAACATACAAAGTAAAAAGTCATTTATTTTTCGCTATAAATAAAAAAGATGGTGGCTTTGTAGATAAGGTTCTTGACGAGGCAGCATAATGGAAATACGCGGACAGTTCATAGAATACATTAAGCGTGTCGAGAACGGCGGTAAAGCTGGTTTTCAAGATGGCGTGTGGTACCCTCACAAATCACCAGAAGGCGGTAACGATACTATTGGTTACGGACACAAACTACTAGACAGTGAAGAGTGGATGCAAGAGGGTGTTAGTGACGACGAAATAGAAAAGCTGCTAATACACGATATACTAAATGCTTGCGATGGTGCTAGTCGTGTTATCTCTGAGTTTGCCAGCGATGACTTTGACAGCCTTCCGCAGGATTGTAAAGAAATGTTTACTGATTTTGTTTTCAACCTTGGTGCAAACGGACTGCGTAAGTTTCCTAAGTTTGTATCTGCAGTTATAGATAATGATACGGAAACAATGCACAAGGAATACAAGAGATACTATCGCAATGGTTCTGGCGAAGTAAAAGAATTGGAGCATCGTAATTTTGAATTTTATAAGATGTTCCTTTAACCCAATGGCTACCCAAGTAACAAGGTGTTGTTTGGCCCCATTGCTAACCTACCGTAGGCTACCCGTATGCTAGTAACTTTTTGGATGACTTTTTTTAACTTGTCCTGGTTCAATACGGCCCCACGAAAGAGAGGTAAAGATGACTGTACGTAATGACGATATAGCTTTAGAAGAGGAGTACAAAGAAGAACTTGAGCCTACCCCGTACGAGAATCAGTATAGGTTAAGCTTAGACGAACCAGACGATGATGAGGTGGAAGACCCTGTAGACATGGCTACTCCGAAACCTAAAAAACAAGGTCTGGTTAATAGGCAAGATAATGCTTCAAATGAGCATGACTATAAAAAGCGTTATGGTGATTTAAAGAAGCATTACGACAACAAACTAAATGAATGGAAGCAACAACAGGAACTTCTTGAAGCCCAACTTTCGATGGCAGAAAAATCTAGTGAACTCCCAGTGCTGCCCAAGACAGAGGAAGAGTTGACAGAGTTCCGTGAAAAGTATCCAGACGTTTACGATGTTGTAGAAACCATCTCAGCGTTGAAGGCAAGTGATAGAGTCAAAGACATTGAGTCACGTCTTGAAGACCTTAAAATTAAAGAGCAAGAAGCTGTTGTGCAAACTGCAGAACAAGAACTTCTAAGTATGCACTCTGATTTTGGTGATTTGAAAGAGAGTGACGATTTTCTTAACTGGCTTGATGAACAGCCCTCTACGATCTCAGACGGTATCTATAAGAACAATACTGATGCTAAATGGGCCGCAAGAGTTATTGATTTGTATAAAGCGGATAAAGGTATATCCTCTAAAACGAGGTCAAAAAAGAGGTCTACTACACAAGGGAAAGCTAAGACACAAAAACGTAGTGCTGCAGAAGCTGTCACAAAAACGCAACAACGGCGTTATATTGAAGACCTGCAAGACGACACTAAGGTTTGGACTGTCGAAGAGATTTCTAAGTTAAAGCCTCACGAGTATGCTGCTCTAGAAAAGGATATAGATAAAGCAGCTAAAGAGGGTCGAGTAGTAGATTCTCTATAATAAACTGAAACCTTTTGTAAAAGGAGTATAAGTTATGGCTTATGCAACTGCTGCAGGATACGCTAACTTACCGTCAGGTAATTTCGTACCTGTTATTTACAGTCAAAAGGTACTCAAATACTTTCGTAGGTCTTCGGTAGCGGAAGCTATTACCAACACCGATTACTCTGGAGAGATTGAGAACTTCGGTGACACCGTGAATATCATTAAAGAGCCGACCATTTCGGTTTCTTCGTATACTCGCGGTTCCACGGTTAACACGCAAGATTTGGCAGATGACCAAATCCAGCTTGTTGTGGATCAAGGCAATTACTTTGCTTTTAAGGTAGATGACATTGAAGAGCGTCATTCCCACCTTAACTTTGAGTCACTGGCGACTTCTTCTGGTGCTTACACGCTGAAGAAAGCGTTTGACTACAACGTCCTTAAAGAAATTTACGACAGTGCTGCTACTAGCGCGAGTGATACGGGTACGGATGCGTCCCCTATTACTGGCACTGGTACGGGTTCTGCTTGCACGGGCAACGAACTTGCCAATGCAGTTAGTGCTGCCGCAAAGGTTATGGACGAAAACGATGTCCCTTATGAAAACCGTTGGTTGGTTGCCGACCCTGAGTTCTATGAAGTTCTGCGTCAAGCCGATGCGAAACTGATGGATTCCAGTGTTACTGGAGAAGCAGGTTCTGCGCTAATGAATGGTATGGTAACGGACCGAATCATTCACGGCTTTAAACTGTATCAGACTAACGCTATCGTTAACGGTGGTGATGGTGCAGCGGCAAGTCATACATTCTCATCGACCAATGCTGGTGAACACATCTTCCTGTTCGGACATATGAGTGCTGTTGCTACGGCTTCTCACATTGCCAAAACGGAAGTCATCCGTGACCCTGACAGCTTTGCTGATATTGTTCGTGGTCTTCATGTCTTCGGACGTAAAGTTCTACGAGGCAGCGGCACAGGCTACAAGGGTGTGTTTTCTGGTGTTGTCGATCTTGGCTCGTAAGGGGGGTATGAATCATGGCTACTTATAATAGAACGGCCACTGGTGGTGGAACGGCAGGGCATCCTGCTAACGCTTCAGTGCCTTACGTGATTACTTCTCCTGTATGGGACACCGCAGACGGTGGTACAGGTGGGGACGTTGTACAATTAGTTGACGTTCCTGCAGATACCATGATTGTATCGGGTGTTCTAGAAGTCTTGGAAGCTAGAGGTAACGGCCAGATTACTTTGGATGTTGGTTTCACTGGTGGTGACGTAGACTGTTTTGTTGACGGTTCTGCTTGCGCTGCTGGTTTTACGCCATTCCTAGAAGCTGCTGTTGGAGCCTCTGGTTCTAATGCTCGTATGCTAACGAGTGCTGACACTATTGATGCCCTCATCCTTGATGGTGGTTCAACTGGTGAATCCGCACTACGTTTCCGTATACACGTAGTATTGGCAGACGTTTCCAGAAACCCTGTAGAATCAGCTACGGTGTCTTCTGGCACGTAATCACAGCTAACAGTTTCGTGGGGTTCTGTAAAAACCCCACACCTTTCTTGCTGTGTTCAACTATTTGTGAAAGGGGCATATCATGTTTGTACAGCTACTTAATAAAGAAGAAGCAGATTTCTGCTACAATGCAATTAACAACGATACTTTCGGTGACGGTAACGAAACACAACCAATATCGGATATCAAGAAGAACAAAGAATCACAGGGCGTACCAGATGAAGTACGCAAACTGATTATCTCTAAGATGTACGACACACACTATATTGATACAGTGTATTGTCCCAACAGAGTTTCAGTAAATTATTATAACAGATACGAAAAGGGAGACTTTTATAATCTCCATGTTGACAATTTTAAAGCAAGTCCAAAGTCCAATAATATCTTCTTTGACTATGGTTTTACTATTAATCTGGATGACGACTATGAGGGTGGAGAGCTATTTTTTGAAACAGAGTTGGGCGTTATTTCTAGAAAACTGGAAATGGGGCAAGCAGCTATCTTTCCTATCACGTATCCCCACGGTGTTACACAGATAACCGCTGGAGTTAGAACAAACATACTAGGTTGGATGTCTTCTAACATTTCGTATCAAGAATATTTTATATTAAAAAACCTATATGAAGTAAATCAATTTTTAGCAAAGGACAAAGAGGCAGCATCTGTTTTTACTAAATCCGTTCTTATACAGAATTATCTAAAAAAAGAATGGGGTAAGTAAAATGTCTGAACAAGAACAAAAAGCAATACCTTTTATGTTGGTGCGTCCTTTTGGACCTTACATTGTTAAGTCTACTCTACCTCAAGAACTCGTTGACGATTACAACGAAGAACTTGAGAAGATGATAAAAGATGAAAAGAAAGTAAAAGACTACGATTGGTCACATAATCTTGTTGGTAAAGTAACTCAAGAACTAAGAGTTCCTGAAAACTTACGTAAAAAATATGATGGATACTTTGAAGCATTAGTGGATTCTTACATTAAGGCAGTAAGAGAGACAGAGAGAAGCGTTCCATTTAAGTTACAAACAGCGTGGTATGTGCGCCAGTTCGCAGGAGAGTTTAATCCGCTTCATATACATACATACTGTTCTCTTTCATCTGTAGGGTACTTATCACTACCTGAAAATGTAGAAAAAGAATTTGAAGAAGAGTCTAAAACACGAAAACCGTCACGAGGACACATTGAGTTTGTGTACGGAGTGCCGCAAGAATTTAACAGCCACACTTTAACAATACGCCCTGAAGTCGGAGATTTTTATCTGTTTCCTAAATATCTCATGCACACAGTGTATCCGTTTCAGTCAGAAGGAGAAAGACGTTCTTTTAGTATGAACGTAGGGGTAAAACTGGAGGAATAATAATGGCTACTCTAAGCCTAACAACACATTTTACTGTAGATATACCAGATGATGACTCGCACACTATTACTGGTGGAAGTACTACAGCTACAGATTCAATTACAATAACACACTATTTTGACAAACGATATTCTGTTACTAACGGTACGCTAGTAGAAGTATGGAATGACACGATGTTGGATGACTTTGATTTCTTGTGGGTTGAGTCAGATCAGGTTGTAGAGATACAGCTTATGTGTAATGAGGGCGGCACCGTTGCTGGCAGTAACCTAGAAAACGCATGGGTTGTTAAACTGCAAGCAGGTATTCCGTTCTGTCTTGCAGACGATCTTAGCCGTAACAGAGGTGACGTTGCTGGATCATTTAGTGAAGCAAACTATCTTGCAGAAAACGATACCTGGGAAACAAACTGGACTGCAGACACTATTGATCGTATCGAATGTTATAACGCTTCAGGCAGCACCGCTAACGTGCGTGTGTTTGCTGCAACATAAAGGAATCTAACAATGGCTATGAAACCAGATTATATTGACATTGACAATGACGGTAACAAAACAGAATCAATGAAAACTGCAGCCGCGCAGATGAAAAAGAAACCTAAGAAGATGATGGGCGGCGGCATGATCAAACCCAAAAAGATGATGGGTGGTGGCATGATGTACCGTGGACGTAAATATGCCTACGGAGGCAAGGTATCCAAATACGGTAAAGATTAATGGCTCGTAAACGTCAAAAGGCAATACCTAAAACTACCAAGGGTAAAGGAGCAAACTATCGCCCTACTAAAAAAGGTGCTGGTATGACAAAGAAGGGTATTGCTGCATACCGTAGAGCTAATCCAAAGTCTAAGTTAAAAGGTGCTGTTACTGGTAAGGTTAAACCAGGAAGCAAAGCAGCCAAGCGTAGAAAGAGCTATTGCGCTAGGTCGTTAGGACAACTGAAACGTAGCTCTGCTAAAACTAGAAATAATCCTAACTCGCGCATCAGGCAAGCTAGAAGAAGGTGGAAGTGCTGATGGCTAAATGTAGAAATTGTGGATATGACTCTCATTGTGGCAATAGACTTACTAAAACTTTGGAGACAGTACGATCTTTTAGAAATCATAGTAGTGACACTGGAAGCCAGCCAATAGAAGTTTGTAAAAATTGTCGTTGCGATGATTGTGAGGAATAATGAATTATCTTACTATTGTAAATAATGTTCTCAATGAGCTAAATGAAATAGAGCTTACGGCTACAACATTTGGTTCGTCAAGAGGCGTACAAACGACAGTAAAGAATGTTGTAAATAAGGCCATCAACGATATTTACAATGCAGAGATTGAGTGGCCTTATTTGATTGCAAATAGAACTGACGACCTGATTGCGGGTACACAGGAATACTCACTGCCTTCTGATTTTCGTAAGATTGATTGGGACACATTTATGTTACGTCCCAAGAATTTAATTACTAACGGAACGTTTAACACTAACATCCTCAATTGGACCGTAGTATCAGGATCACCAATAAAAGTTGAAACTACAAACTCAGGTGCCTCTGTGGCTGGAGCTTTACGGCTATCAAGTGCAGAGGTAACACAAACTATTCAGACTATTATTAACAAAGAGTATGTGGTTAGAACACGTACGTTCTCTAATGATGTAGCACTAAAGGTAGGCACATCCTCTGGAGGAACACAGAATCTTAGTGCTACACTGAGCGTTACAGATGCTGGAGATGGTGAGTGGCTAGTTAACAGATTTACGGCTACAGCTACGACAACGTATATTGGTCTTGCTGAGTCAAGCGGTAATGCATCAGAAGTAGACACGATAGAGGTTGTCGAGAACGAGCAGCCACACAAACTGCGTTACATCTCACACGATGAGTGGTTTGAGACTTTTTCAGAAACAGACCTAGACCAAACATCTACCAACCAGTTTTCTTTGCCGCATTACGTTTATAAAACAAACGATGATAAGTATGGTTTGTCTCCTATTCCTGACCGTGTATTGAGTGTGTCGTATCAGTACTATCAAACACACACCGATTTATCTGCATACACAGATATTCCTACACTGCCAGTTAGATTTCACGACATCATCGTTAACAGAGCAAAGTACTACGCCTACATGATGAGAGCCAACGTTGCTGGTAAAGAAGCAGCAGAGAAAGATTACTTTGAAGGTATCAAACGTATGCGCGTAGAGCTTCTAAACAGAAAGAACTATATGTACGCACGGGGCCTACGTTCCGCTGGTAAACTTATTAAGGTAAACACGTAATGGCTAAAGTTCAGAACAAGAGAGGTAAATACTCTCACAGTGCAACAAAACAAGAGCGTGATCCAGAGCTTGTTAAGATTTGGATGGCTAGGCAAGAAAGACTGAAGAAACTAAATGGCACAAATAACCGCACCTGAGTATATATCACCCTACGTTGTTACAACGTCAGGAGGTCTTGTTTTAGACCGTGATGTGTACACAATGCCTGTGGGTGCTGCTAGTATACTGCAAAACTACGAGCCATCCGTAAAGGGTGGATACAGACGTATAGACGGAACAACTAAGTTTTCATCTAGTCAAGTTAACGGAAGTAACAAGGTTACGGGCGTAGCTGTATTTAACAGTGGCGTTATAGCAATTGCTGGCACAGCGGTTAAGTTTGGAACAGGAAGTTCTTGGTCTTCTGTTGGCACTCAATCTAACACACCTAGTAGGCCACGCTTTGAAAAGTATAACTTTAATGGCACGGACTCTATTATCTGGGTTGATGGTGCTAACACGCCAGCAAGATACACTACTAGTGGCACACTAACTGCTTTAACTGCTACAGGCGCACCAGCCAACGCGACATCAGTAGCAGCCTTTAAAAATCATATCTTTTATGCTGGTGCATCTGCTGCAAAACAACAAGTTCAGTTTACAGTACCGTTTGATGAAGCCGATTATACAGGAACTGGTTCTGGCAATGTAAAAGTAGATACAGAGGTTGTCGCTCTTAAATCGTTTCGTGAGTCGCTTATCATCTTTGGTAAAGACAGAATATTTAAGCTAACAGGTAGTTCTAGTTCTGACTTTGCAATTGCGCCAGTATCTCGTAACATTGGTTGTAGCGATGGCAACAGTGTACAGGAAATAGGCGGTGACTTAATCTTTCTAGCACCAGACGGCCTACGCACCATTGCTGGTACTGCTAGAATTGGTGACGTAGAACTTGGAACTGTATCAAAACAAATACAGCAACGTATTAATGAGATTGGTTTTGATAATATATGCTCTACCGTTATCAGAACAAAAAGCCAGTACCGACTGTTCTATCCAACCACAGGTGGCTCAGAGGCTGCCTCACAAGGTATTATTGGTGTTATTAAATCAAACCCGCAAGGCCAGATAGGTTGGGAGTATTCAGATTTAAAAGGCATTAAAGCAGCTTCTGCTGACTCTGACTTTATAGGAAATAATGAAACTGTAGTGCATGGCAGTTTTGATGGGTATGTTCTTAAACAAGAACTGGGTAACGATTTTGACGGCACGAACATAAAAGCGATATACCGTTCTCCTGACCTCACTATGGGAGATGCGGGTATACGTAAAAACATGCAACGTATCAATCTTAACTTTGATACAGAGGGAAGCGTTAACGCATCTCTATTTGTAAAGTATGACTTTGAAGATGCAAGTTCTCCGCAACCTGCAGCTTATAGTTTAACAACACAAAGTACAGCCGCTGTATACGGAACAGGAACCTACGATACGTCAGTATACGGTGCAACAGGGATACCTATTGTTCGACAAAGCGTAGAAGGCAGTGGGTTCACAGTAGTTATAAGAGTTGAGGACGAATCAGGTAATCCTCCTATAACACTAAAAGGATTTGAACTAGAATTTACTCCAGGGGCTAGAATGTAATGGCAGGATACTCATCACGACAAAGCACGTATACAACTGGCGATACAATTAATGCGTCTGACTCTAATAATGAGTTCGATGCAATTGTAACAGCTTTTGGTACGAGTGGGCATACACACGATGGAACAGCAGGTAATGGTGGTGGATTATCAAAGTTAGCAGGTAGCAATTCTATCACAATAGGCGCAGCAACTGCAGGAACAGATATTACCGTAACGTTTGACGGAGAAACTAATGATGGTGTTCTGACATGGTTAGAAGACGAGGATATGTTTAAATACTCTGACGATGTTATGATCGCAGATGATGAGAAACTTATTTTTGGAACTGGCTCAGACTGGACAATAGAGTACGATGAGGATGGCGATGATGATCTTGTATTGACAGGATCAGATATCTCTATTGAAAGTGCAACTTCTGCCAAACCCGTACTGACGCTGTTTAACAGCAATGCAGACGCTAATAGTGCTACCCTTAAATTTAAAAAAGACGGAAGCAGCCCAGCAACAGACGATGTAATTGGCAACATAGACTTTTTGAGTGAGGACGCAGGAAACGCTGCTACAACATACGGACGCATACAGTCTACCATCGTAGATGTTACGGCTGGCGGTGAGCAAGGTGGCATAGACTTTTTTGTTGCAGAGAATGACGGCACTCTTACTAAAGGTCTTTCAATATTAGGTGCAAGTTCTGATACCGATATTACAGTAGATATCAGCACACATGATGGCACAGCGGGTGGTCTTAAACTAGGCGGCACTCTTGTTACGGCTACAGCTACAGAGTTGAATCTGTTAGACGGCGTAAGCACACTTAACAACGTTTCTCTTACTGGAAGCACTAACAATACAATAGCTACAGTTACTGGTGCTAACGCTCTAGCAGGTGAAGATCACCTTACCTTTGATGGCTCTGATCTTAAACTTCTAGAAGATGTAAATGATGGAAACCCGTCCATATCTATAGGCGGTGCAGACGCTGAGAAAGGAATGATACAAGCTGTATTTGATTCCAGCGCACAGACACTTAATTACCTAGAAATATCTACAGCAACCGCTGATGGTGGTGGAGATGCTGGCAAGATACTTTTTGATGTAGACGGCACAGATATTGTACAAATAGATGACGGCGGTGTAACGTTTACCAACGGAGCAAACTGGGAAGTTGGCGTTGATTCCACTACGGGAACTACTGCAGGTAAAAATCTAACAGTTGCTGCTGGTTCTAGTGCTACAGGCGCTAATAACGTAAACGGCGGTAATCTCACACTGTCTTCAGGAGGTGGTGACGGAACTGGCACATCTTTAATTGACTTTAAAACCAAAGCTGCCAACACTGATGCTCCTGCCTCTAAGATGCAATTGTCTGGCGCGGGTGTTCTTACACTAAGTGCAGGGGGTCTTGTTGTACCTGATGATGGTAACATTGGTTCTGCTAGTGATACAGATTCTATGGCTATTGATTCTAGCGGCAATGTATCCATGTCACAAAATCTTACAGTAACGGGTAATCTTACTGTTAACGGAACAACTACGACGCTTGACACAACGACACTGGCTGTTGTTGATCCTATTATTCATCTACAAACAGCATCTGATGGTGGTGCGCTAGGATCAGACACCAACAAAGACGTAGGTATTGCAATGCAATATCATACAGGCAGTGCAGCAAAAACTGCATTTCTTGGTATTGACGATAACGACTCTTATAAACTTAAATTTATACCTGACGCAAGTATATCTAGTGAAGTCGTTAGCGGTTCTATAGGAACAATTAATGCAGTCTTTGAAGGAGACTTAACTGGTGACGTAACTGGTAACGTTAGTGGTTCAGCAGCTACAGTTACAGGTGCTGCTCAGAGTAACATTACTTCTGTAGGTACTCTTACTACTCTTACTGTAGACAGCATTATTATTAACGACACGAACATTGGCCACACAAGTGACACAGATGCAATTTCTATCGCATCTGATGGTGTAGTTACATTTAGTCAAGTTCCTGTACTTCCTGCTAATACAATTGAAACAGCAGATATTCAAGATAACGCTGTAACTCCTGCTAAGATAGCTGGTGCTGTTAACGCACAAACAGGAACAACGTATACACTGGTTATTGGTGATGCCTTTAAAACGGTAACAATGAGTAACGCCAGTTCTAATACTCTTACCATCCCGCCTAACTCTAGCGTAGCTTTTGCAGTAGGCGACCGTATTGATGTAGTCATGTTAGGTTCTGGAACGACTACCATTACAGGTGGTAGCGGTGTAACTGTGAACGGTGTAAGCACGGGTTCAGGCGCGATAGCTGCACAGTACGCTTCAGCGTCTTGTTTAAAAATAGCAACTAATACGTGGCTTCTTATAGGTAATCATGGTGGCGTGAGTTAAATGCTTCACTCTATTCCTCTAGGTATTCTATCTTTTTCTTCTGGTGGCCATCAGGTAGATAACGGTGCTTTATTTAATAATGATGATAGCGAATTTCTTGGAAGAACTCCAGCATCAGATAGTAACCTTAAAAAAGGAATTATTTCCTGCTGGGTCAAACGAGCCAATCTTTCAGACGGTTCGGTCTGGGGTGCTTTCAGAACTAGCGGTGGCAACAACTTTCTCGGGCTGAGTTTTTCATCCGATCAAATCGTCGTACAGGCTCAAAATGCGTCTTCTACTGTTTTAGCTCTTACAACGTCAGCGGTGTTTAGAGACCCACACGCTTGGTACCACCTCGTATTTGTCTACGACACAACTCCATCTACTCCTGGCTCAAGCGATATAAAAATCTTTGTCAATGGAGAAGTGGCAGCACTTTCTGGCTCACCAACTTATCCGTCTCAGAATACGGAGTTCGAGTGGGGGAATAACGTAAACGGAGACAATAAGTTCAATTTCACCATTGGAGACAGGGGCGACGATAATTTCTTTGATGGGTATATTGCAGAGTTTGTTTACCAAGATGGGCAATCTTTTTCAGCAATTACTGATTATGGAGAGAAAGACAGCAACGGTGTTTGGCGACCCAAAGATGTCAGCGGATTAACTTTTGGCACTAACGGATGTTACCTAAAGTTCACCCCTTCCAGCAGTTTGGGTTACGATTACAGCGGCGTAACCACACAAGGTTTAATTAACCAAAACACTGAATCTGGGGCTAACGAAATCAACAAGGGAGACATGACGACTGCTGGTGTTACATTGGGGACCAAGTTTGTTGCTCTCAGTTCAACCGCTCTACCAGTCGTAAAAATTCACGCTACATCGACAGGATTTTCTTCAGCCACAATACGAATAGAGACTGGGAGTAGCACAGCACCAAGCGGGACACTTGTGCATTCAGATGGAGAGGTAACGGGGTTTACCAGTTCAGGGTCGGGATGGAAAACAATTACATTTCCGAATGGCGGACCACAACTGACAGTTGGTACATCATACTGGCTGGTGTTAGCAAACACTGGAAATTGGGGCGTGTCACACGATTATGCCTCTGCTGGTGGCACCGATCAAACAATGGGTCTTTTAAATATGAGGGGTAACGGTGGATATACCACGAGTGAGTCGTTTGGTCACGAAATCTATCAGGTAGGAAATAATTTTGAAGCCAAAAATTCACCCACGCAGTCCAACGACTCACCAACCAAGAATTTCGCCGTGATATCCCCATTAGAAGTTGGTAACGGCACTGTTACTTTGTCAGAAGGCAATCTCAAAGCAGTACAGAGCGGCGGTGGTAATCTTAATATGTTTGGTTCGATAGGGTTTTCATCAGGCAAATGGCACTATGAGGTAACGCTTACTGATACCGTCGATCAGTTTGGTTTAGGAATTATCCCTGTTGGAAATGTAACTGATAATAACACCAACCAATTCTGGAACAACGGGATTGGTGCAATGGTTAGCGGCACAAATGACGGGAAGGTGTATAACAACGGCAGCAATGTTGCTACAATTACAAGCGGCAGCGGGACAGATGGGCAAACGTTTTCATGCGAAATTGATTTAGACAATGATCAACTTGAGTGGTTCAACAATGCAGGATCATCGTTAGGAACTTATAGTTTTACTCAAGCGACAACCAATGGTGGTTTGTATCTCCCATGCATCCACTGCAATGATAACGCAACTTATGTCGTCAACTTTGGTGCAAGCACTTTTAGCAAGACACCAAGTACGGGCTTTACTGGTATATCAGCAGCATTGTTGAAAGAACAAGTTACACCAACCATTAAAGATGGCACGAAGCATTTCCAAGCTACAGCGTATGAAGGTAACGGGACAGCAATTAGTGGTACTAGCACTGGTAAAGTTGTAGATCAATCAGGAAACAGTACTTTCAAACCTGATTTTGTCTGGATCAAAAACCGAGATGCTGATGACAATCACATGCTGTATGATGCTGTTCGAGGAGCAACGAACGACCTGCACAGCAATGACAGTGCTGCTGAAGCGACGGACACCGAAGGTCTATCAACCTTTGATGGTGATGGCTTCACTGTTGGAAATAATGTTGAGGTAAACACCAATAACGAAAGTTATGTTGCATGGCAATGGTACGGTAACAATACTAGCGGCAGTACCAATGACGACGGTAATATAGACAGCAAAGTCAATGTTAACACGACAGCAGGATTTGTGGTTGGCGAGTATACCACTCCATCAGCAACGGCAGCGGTTAGAACTGTTGGGCATGGGCTTGGATCGAATCTGGATATGCTCCTTCTGAAGAATCAGGCTTCAGGTCACTGGGCCGTATGGCACAACGCACTTGGCAACGAATACCTAAGATTAAATGCGACAGACGCCGCAACTGGAGGGGGTACTGAAACAAATTCTCTTTGGAACGCCGTAACACCTGGTAATGCTTCCGACACGTTTTCAATCGGGACAAACTCAGACGTAAATGGTAATAATGTTACCTTCACATTCTATGCATTCAGAGCTATCGCTGGTTATTCGGCATTTGGCACCTACACGGGAAATAACAGTAACGACGGACAAACTGTCTATCTAGGGTTTAAACCTGCATTTGTCCTGATCAAAGCAAAGGCGGCGTCAGAAAGTTGGTGGATAGGGGATAATGCAAGAAATGGCTACAATGAAGGTAATCGGCCAATGTTGGCAGCAGATGACAACATCGATGACGAAGTTGGCTGGAGCGGGAACCCACCATACGATGCTTTGAGCAACGGGTTTAAAATTAGACGCACGGGCGGTGCTTTTAACACCAATGATGAAATTTACATTTACGCAGCCTTTGCAGAACACCCCTTTGCAGGAACGACACCTGCCACGGCACGATAATGCTGGAGCTTGGAACAAAAGAGTTAATTACTCTAGGTACGGTATTAGCAGGTCTTGCTGCAACATACGGCGTTATTAAATCTACAATTAAAACAATTACAGAGCAGCTATCAGAAGTGAAAGACGAGCTAGCAAATTTAAATACAAGGTTAGATAAAGTAGAAGCGGTGCAAGCTGTTTCTACAAGTTCAATAGAAACTATGTCAAAAGATATTTTATCTCCACAAATACTAAAAGAACGAAGTGAACGGGATGGTAGAATAGAACAACGTCTAGTTTCTATTGAAAGAGAATTAGACAACGTTCATAAAATGCACAATGGTTCTCATCCTCCTGTTAAAGATAGCGAGTAATGAAGAAATTAAGCATCATTGCAAGTTTTATCTTGACTTTTGCACTACTAGGGTGTACAATACCTGAAGACCATTTTTCTGAAGATAAGAAATATAAAGTAGTATTGATACAACACCTATGTACGACACTGCAAGCGCATACAGATATATATGAAGCATACAAAGAAAGTTCTGAAGAAGGGACACAAACGTACTTTCTAAAAATATTTGAAGAAGAATGTATTTTCTTTCCTCAACCTGTATTAGCTAAATTAATAAAATTAGAATTTAAAGGTTCTTTTTTAGACAGTGTAAAAGTAGAAGTTTGGAAGATTATTCTTGACCAAAATCCAGATGAAGGCGAAGAAATTAAATACTTCTGGACAGCTATTGATAAAGGAAAGGACAAAGAACCTAACAAATCTTTAGGAACTAAGGTATAGTAATATGGCTACAGAAACAAACTCTGAGGTAGGGAATAGAATACAGGACGCAGTTACAAAGGATGACTTCATTGATCCTCGACCTCCAACAGAGCCAGAGCCTGAAACAGACCCTGTACCAGAGGAAGAAGTAGCAGAGCCAGAGCCTGAACGAGAGCTTACTACTGAAGAGGCTTTTAAGCCTGTTCGTGATATTGTTGGTGAACAAGCGGCGGGTGTTGTTGATCTTGGCGATGCTGAATACAAACCAGAAACACAAGAAGTTCAAGATAATGAACTATTAAGCACAGAAACTGCAGGTGTTACTCTAGATGCAACTGGAGCAGCAGTACCAGCAGCTAATGCTCTTACGGCTCCAACTGTAACTGCTCCTACTGCAGATGCAGGTATCGGACAGATAGACTCTATAGAACGTACTTACTCTAACCTGCCTACAGATGTTGTGGGTGCAGAAGTTGAGTTATCGCCAGGAGCAATTATTGATTCTGCAGATGTAGTAGATGAGCGCGATAAAACAGAAATGATAGAGCGTGGCTCTTTAGCAGAAGCAAAAACACAAGCTCTTGCTGCAGAGGCTACCGTTCAGTATCAGATAGGTTCATTGTACGAATCACTTGAAGAGGGCAAACCACTTCCTGCTTGGGCATCCAAAAATGTCAAAAAGGTAAATGACATTATGATGGCTAGAGGTCTTGGTTCATCTAGTGTTGCATCTGCAGCAATGGTAACTGCTATTGCAGAAAGTGCGTTACCTATTGCAATAGAAGATGCTAATAAATATGCTACAATACAACTACAAAATTTAAACAACGAACAAAAAACTGCACTAGCTAATGCTGCTACTATTGCTGCTATGGATAGACAGAATCTTGACAATAAAATGAAAGCTGCGGTTAAGAACGCTGACACGCTTTTAGCAATAGACGTTAAAAATGCAAGTTTAGAGCAAGAAGCTAACTTATTAACCTACGCAAGTAAGAAAGAAGCTTTGTTTACAGATGCGGCTGCTGAAAATGCTAGACTTAATTTAAATGCTAAAACAGAGCTTGAGGTAGAAAAATTTTACGATACTCTTGGAACAACTGTAGCTACAAACAATGCTAATCTCGCTGCAGCTATGGATCAATTTAATGAAGACCAAGCTAACTCTATAAATAAGTATAATGCTAAAATACAAGATGCAAGAGAACAATTTAACGCTACAATGATATCCGCAATAGAGCAATCTAACGCTTTGTGGAGACGTTCAATTAATACAGCTAATACGGCAGAGCAAAATGCAGCAAACAGAGTTAACGCTGCAGCATCACTAGGAATAACTACCTCTGCTTTAGATGCAATATGGCAAGAATATAGAGATGAAGCTTCTTTTGCATTTACTGCTTCTGAAAATACCCTGTCAAGAAATCAACAATTAGCATTAACAGCTATTGCTAATCAGTTTGCAATGGAAATGTTTGACGCACAAGTAGATGCAGATGCTCAAAAGTCTATGGGCGCACTAGTAGGTAACATGCTGCAAACTGTGTTTAGTAGTGTTATAAATGAAACTGGTCTTTTTAGTAGTGATGATGATGCTAGTATTTTTGGCGATGATGATACTACAGCTTATGATCCATTTACGGTTGAAGATTTTGTATAGGAGATAAAAATGGCGTTTAGTTCAGTTATAGGTCCGTTGTTAAGTGTTGGTTCTAAACTTATCGGTGGTAGCAAAAAAGGTGGTAGTTCCAGACAACAACCAGCAATTGACCCGCGAGTTGGTTTTGCTGCAGAGCGTACATACGCAATGCAAGCAGCACAAAATGCAGCGAGGCTTTCTGATCCAGGTCGTAGAATGACTGCTAAACAAGAAGGCAGAGCTAAAGATGTTGCTATGAAGGAAGAAGTAATGGCTATGTACCGCGATGCACAAACAAATCCTAAAGTTCGTCAAGCTATAATTGCACAAGCAGAAAGACAAGGTAACATTAGTTCAGCCATTCAAGCAGCACGGTATAATCTTTCAGACCCATTAAAACGCGATACTGATACCAGAACAGCACCATTAAAATTACCTAAGACTGCAACACTAACATCTTAAAACTATAGGTTAAACAATGTCTCAAGCTACATTTGATCCACAAGCGATAGACCCACTTGCAAAGGCTATTCCAGGTCAGTCTCTAACTGATACACCTGGGCAGTGGCCTTTTGAAAAACCGCCAAAAATTGTTTCTCCTAAACAAGCTTTTGACAGGGTAAAGGCTTCTCTTCAAGAACCTGCTGCATACGAGGATATTATTAATTTGTTAGATGTAGGCATATCTGCAGAAACATTAGCTTCATCTATATCACTAAAAATGTTTTCAGAGGGTGTATTTACACCAGATATAGCAGAGATGATAAAACCCCCGCTAGTTGCACACATAACAGAACTTGGTGTTGATGCAGGTATACAAGATATAAATGTAGTAAATGAGTTACCGCAACAGGGTATGAGTTCTGCAGAACGTATTCAACTGTTAGAAAAGATTAATCCGAAAAAATTAGATCGTGAAGCACAAGAGGCTTTCCAAGAAGAAGAATTTGATGAAATGCTTTTAAATATGGAGATACCAGAAGAACCTATGCAAGCTCCAAAAGAAAGCTTTTTAGAGATGGAGGTAAAATAATATGTCTGCATTTTTAGGTGGTGTTGCACAGGGTTTTTTGCAAGCTAAAATAAGATCAGAAGATGCTGCAGCACAAGCAGAGAAAGACCGTCTTGACCGTTTAGAAGCACAGAAAGATCGTCAGTTACGTCTTGATATAGCTGATAAACAAATTGAGATGCAGCGGCAAACTCTTTTAAATCAGCAAAAATCTGCAAACGATAGAAGAGATATACAGTTAGCTACACCTGCTTATCAAGAAATTTTAAAAACAATATCAGCTAATCCTCGTGGTGCGCTTGCTGCTAATTATTCTCCAACAATAAACGCTGCTGTTCAAAAATATTTTGGTCTAAGTGTAGATAAAGATGGATACTATACTTCGCCTACACGTTATAATCAAGCTCAAGAAGCAAAAGCGCAAGCAGCCTATGAAAAGTTGCAACCTGGATTAATAAAAGGAATGGATGCTGATGAAATTCCTGAAGGTGCTGTAAGAATGTTTATGCGTCGATCAGGAAATTTTTCAGAAAAGCAAATTAAAAATCCATTAGAAGTGCGAAGAGTTCAGGACAGTATTACAAAAAAATATTATAACAACGTAAATCTTGTAGGTCTTAGAGAATATAGAGAATCAACAGGAACTGCTGGAGGTGAAATTACATATCCAAGTAAAACAAATAAACATATACTTGTATACGATAGGTTGCCCGACACAAATAATTTTGATCAGCAAAATTTACCTTTTTTACAAAATTTAACTGCTACCACAAAAGATCAGTTAGCCAGAGACCCTAGGAATGACAATGCGTTTCGACACGGTAGGCTTGGAATACTTGAAAAACATCTTAGAGTAATACTAAAAAATAACCCAGATGGAATGGAAAGTGATGCTTTTAAGGCACACGCTAAAGAAGTACGTCAAAGATTTAGAGGTGATTTTTTAACAGCCGCAAGTATTGCTAAAAATCAGGGACATAATGAAGTCTCATTTCGTCCTAATGCACAAAAAACAATAATACAAGAGATAAATCCCCATAAAGCATATCCTATTCTTAAACAAATTATGGGAGCTAAAGATAATGTACCTTCTTCTGTTAATGAAACAAAACCATTAACAATGAATGAAGTAAACAAACGTGTTGCTAAAACTATAAATAAAGATGCAACATATGTTAATAATTTACAAGTATCTGGTAAAATTAACGTTGAAAATGTTCCTGCGTCAATTGATGGCTTAGTTATTGATAATCAACCAGGAGCTTCAAAAGAAAATTTAGTTGTTCCTGGTCAAGATAACTCTGACTCTGTTAGAATAACAGTCACTGACGATGACGCTTCAATGTCTTCAGAGCCAATGATGATTGAAGAGACATTAAGAGACATTATTCAATATCCTAATGGATCAGAAGTTGTACATGTAGGAACCTTTACACCTAATTCTTTTAAAAGATACGAAAAATCATTTAATAGAATTATGTCACTAGAGGGGTTAGGAAATTTAAAAGAACAATATTTAGCACAAGAGGGTCTTACTAATCAGTATGCAATGTTAAAACCTGTGTTTAAAGCAAGGGATGCTTTTTTTGATAACCCTACTAGCAAGAAAACTTTTAATGATTTTAGAAATGCAGTAGCTTCTGCTTTTAATTTAACTGATCCAGACACAGGTGTAGTTGATCCTAAAAATTTAGATTATGCTATGGAGAAAATAGTAGAGCGTCAGGTAAAAAAAGAAGAAACGGGAGGTTTTTCATCTGAAGTTACAACTAATCCTGATGGTAGTCTATCTATAAAAAAAATAAGAAACACTGCTGAAAATGAAAAAATATACATACCTTACAAAAAAGACCTTATATCTGCTAACGATAAATTGAAAAAAACTGAAAGTGATGTTTTATCATTTAGACAAACTTCAGACTTAATTGGTTATATTGAATTGTTTGAAAAAGGCGAGTTAGATATGGAAGGAGAAGGAGCGAAAATACTAATGCAAGGTCTTCTCGACATGCCTGGACTATTTGGTAATAACGAGGCAAATAATGCTTTAAGACAAGGTATGAGGGTAGGAACTGATGCTACCCAATTTATTACCTCCGCTATTCAAAAAATTAGAGATTATGGAGTTGCTTTCGGTACTGTATTTAGAGATGCTACAGGTTTTGCAAGTAGACCTGATGGATTACCTTTTATGGGGGTTAGCTCTAAAACACTGAGAGCAAATAAATTAGCAAAAAGAGGTTATGATTATGCTAATAATAGTGTAACTGCTTCACGTTTAAGAGATGTTGAAGACCTCATACCAAAAGAAGCAAAGCAATATGAAGACAAAGCAAACGAACTGATAGAACAAGCGCAAGGAGCTTCTACAACAGAAGAAAGCATAAGGTTAAAAATGGGCGCTTTTAGAAACTATCTTCTTGCTAAAAATTTAATGACAAAAGTTACATTAACTTATAACTATGCTGGAATGGTTCAAGGAGAATCAGGTGGTCGAGCTATATCAAACGAAGACTTTGCAATTCTTTTTAAAGCTATTTGGGGAACAGCAGGTGGTGATAAAGCTTTAGGTTCTTTTAATAGATTAGAAGAAACAATTGCATATCTTAAAGAGAGAAATGAAAACGGTATAAAATACGCTGAATTTAAAAATGGTCAAAATATAGCTAACAGGATGCAGACACTTAACAGAATATTGCGTAGACAATCACCTCTGTCTGGTTCTGCTGTAAAAGAAGCTGAGTCATTTAGTTTACGCCGTTTTCTAGCAGGACAACCACAACAAAGTGCTAATGTTAATGATGCTATAGATAGAGCGTATTATCCTGCAAACGTACTAACTAAAATTAAAGATGGTGACAATCTTTCAGATTATAGAAATCAACTTAATGTTCAAAATCAACATAAAATAAAAGTAAGATTTTTTAGAGATGTTGCAAAGGATGTATTTAACGCTCTTCCTGCAAAAAAATCTCTTAGAGGAAAAACTAATAAATTAGTAAGGCCTATAAATTATAACCGTTTAAAAACCAGCGAAAAATCTGCAGTATTAAATGCAGGTAAACAAGCTTTAGTAAAATTGATCTACGAAAATGGAACGTTTTATGAAGAGCCATTTAATAATTTAAATAAATATGGAACTTCAAATATAAGATTAGGAGATGCTATATCTAGTATGTACAAATTCCGTAAAGGAATAAAAAATCACAATTATACTACAGATCAACAAAATTTTATAAACAGTTTAATTAAAGATTTATATAATAATCAACCTCCTAAGAGAGCTAAATAATCATGTCTAAGTATCTCACACCTTTTGATAAATCTTTAGCAGAAGCTTTTGGTCTGGATACAAATCCTTTTGACCCTGCAGCTTTGCGTGAAAAATTTAAAAATTTAATGGGTTCTAGTGAAGAAGAAAAGAAAAAAAGAGCAGAGGAAGATGAACAAAAAATAAAACCTGAGATTTCAGATTATTTAAAAGAACTTAGAGTACCAGGGATGCCTCTTAGAGTAAAAGACGTTACTGGTTTAGTTAAAACTTTTGATAGTTATTTTGATAAGCCGCAAAAAGAAAAATCAGGACAACAGTTAGAAGATGCAAAAGTTTTAGGAGCAGACATTACAAATGTGTACACTCTACCTGATGGTACTTTAGCTACAAGTAGTTCAGATACTGTGGTTCAAGAAAAGTTAAAACAGTTAAACTCTCCTCTTAAAGCTAAGTCTAGGCTTTTACAAATTGAAAAAGAAAAAGATTTGTATGATGCAGAACCTGACATACCTTTTCTAGAAACATTCTTGATAGGTAGGGATGCTGGATTAGATAGAGCAGATATTTCTCCTGCTGAACGTATTGTACGAAAGACTAGTAATGTTTTAGGAGAAAGTGCAAGAGCAGCGACTGCAGGATTAGTTCGTGGTGCTGTCGTTTTACCACAACTAAATCAACTCGCATACAAGTATGGTGTAGGAAGCATTGAATATCTTTTAAGAAAGTCAGAGTTGTATGGTAGTGGACAAGTAGATTTTGATGAACTAGATGCTGCTAACACTGCAGCTAAAGTTTATTCAGACCAAGGAGAGAAGTTTGTTAAAACTGTAGACGAAGCTATGGGTGTTAAAGAATTTGGATACTCTAATAGAATACTTATGTATACAACAGATTTTGCTGTTCCTTTAAATCTTCCTGGTAAAGCAGCTAAAGTTATGGCTTTAACGGGTGAAGTAGCATCAGATGTATACCGTATTACTAGAGGGCTACCAGTTTATAGACCTGACCCAGATGATGTAACTGAATTGTTAAGGGTAACTCCAGTAAAACCAAGTCCTGTAGGTATTGGAGAGGAAAAAGAATTATTAGAAGCTTTTAAAGAAGCTCGTCGTAAAAATCCTTGGATGACTCAATCTTTACGAGCCTTTGCGAAATACTCTGAAAAAGGCAAGGAAATATTACAAAGAAGAGCAGAGCTTGTTAATAAGGCTATGGATGATCTTGATGTAACTTATGGAAAAAGACCTATTTTAGAAAGAATGAGAGACAGAATAAAGTATGGTCCTCAAGGTTACAGAAAAGAAGCAAGAGTTGCAGATTATCCTAGAGGTGAGAAAGGTGAAAAAGCAGGAGAATTACAGCCACAATATTTTTTTCAGCGTGAATTAACACTAGAAGAAAAACTTGCAAAAATTACTTATGATAAAGTAATGCGAGGACAGACTGTAGTGGGTGCGGGAGCTATTGCTGGTGCTTGGGATTATGCTTTTGAAGGGACTGAGTATAAAGATTTATCGTATGTTATGGGACTAGCAGGTGCATTTGCATCTCCTACAGCTACTATGAAAGTAGTAGAGAAATTTTTTGATTGGAGTTTTGGAGGTAAATACGGATTACAACAAGTAGGTATTCCTTTTGTAACTATAAAAAGACCTGAATCATCTGAAACAGGAAGAATGGTTGACGTTCCTTTAAACCTTCCATCTTTATTGTATGGTATTGGTAAATTTGTAAATCGTCAAAAATTAAAAAGTGGAGAGATAGAAAATTATAATGAAACAGATTTTGCTCGTCGTGTAGGTGCGATGGCAATGGGTCTTCCATTTTACAAAGCTTTTCTTCTAGATAACAAAAAAGCAATAAATGAAGCAGATGGTTTAACAGCATTAGAAGCTGCTACTATGTTTACTCAAAAAGAGTTTAAACATTTAGAAAAATTTGCTGGAGAAGTTATGGCATATCTTCCTAAGAAGTATTTAGATAGCTATGCTATTGCTGTAAAGCAAGGAAATGAACTTGTAGAGAAAATTAGAAATTCTGAGTATGGAGATAAAACTGCAGAATTTTATCTTACTTTAGAACAACTAGCTGCGGGTGTTCGCATGAACGGATTTACCGCTGTTTTGGGTAAATTGCTTACTGATCCAGACCTTAAACAAGCTTCTGGAAATGTAAAAAATATTCTTACTATTTTTAGAACACAGCATCAAGAACTACAAGATCAAGTAGGATACATTCAGCAAGCGTTGAAAGATTTGATGGGTGGTTTAGATAAAAGTGGTGATGATTTTATAGAATTAAAAAGAGGTGCAGATACGATCATAGCCTCAATGCAAAGAAATATCGGCGAGTTAAAAAACACCACAGACAGTTTAAAACAACAATATGGTATAACGCATAAATCTACTCATATTGAACTTGAAGAACTTTTAAACTCTGAAGTTGGTTTTAATTTAACGGCACTTCTTGGAAGAGGTTTAAAAGATTTAAATGAAATTTCTGCAAGAGAAAATAGTTTTTATGGTGACATAGATAATAACTTTCAGACTGTTTATAACGAAGCAGAAAAAGCTGTTGATGCTAAATGGAACGCTTTAGATGATGCGTTACAAGATAGAGATTTAGATGTAGACGATTTTATAGAAAGTTTAGAAAGTTTAAAAAATCAAAACCTAGAACAATTTGGAGAAATTCTTCCTTTAATAAAAAATAAGTCAGCTTACATGGCCTTTGGTAACATGACAAAAAACCTAACAGAAGGTAAACAAATAAGTTACGCTAACAACATTGATCTATTTATAAGACTAGCACGTTATAATGGTTTAAAAGATTTAAACTTAAATAATTTAATGGATATAGGAAGAGCTATAAACTATAATGTTACTTTTGAAGGAGGCGGCAGACTAGCAGTAAAAACGGATGCTGGAACTGGTAAGTTTGATTTGCAAGGAACTTTAGATAATTTAGATGAATTTGCAAGTAGCTCTGGTTTAACTAAAGAAGAATATTTAAAACATCTTTACGCTCAACTAGATGTAAGTAATGCAGCAGATAATTTTAAATTTAAAAAACTATTTGACCCTGTTGTTAGTGCAATAGATTTACACAATCTACGTAAAAGTTTTGCAAGGTGGGCTTGGAGAAATAAAGATAGACCTGCTGGACAAAGCATATACGATCAGACAAAAGTTTTAGATAATATTTTTGATGAACATAATATTCCTCAATTGAGAGAAGCTAACGCTGCTTACACTGCTTTTAAAAGAGTGTGGCATGAATCTTTCTTAGGAGAGAAGCTAAAAGCCCATCCTGAAATTGGTCAACAACTGCCAGGATTTGGGGCTGTAAGAGCGCAAAACAAAGGTATTCGTGATTACCTGTATTCTTTCTTTCAAGGTAATATTGAAAACATTCCTCAAAACAAAAAATTATTTGATGAATTGTTTAGAGATATTAAGTATGCTTCTGGTGACATACACGGTGTTAAAGGAATTAAAGATAACGTACAAAAAAAATTAGAAACCATACTGATAGATGGTGTTAATATTGGCAGAATAAAACTAGGTAATAATTATGAAGAAAAAATGAGAAGAATTGCTGCATTTAAAGATAACGATTTAATATCAGACGATGCTGCTGAAAAGTTAAAGATGTACGTTGAGTATACAGACCCTGTAAGTAATTATAATGTTTCAAAAGCATTAGACACACAAATAGACGATTTAAATAAATTTATAAAAAATATAGATGATGATCAAAGAGAAGCTTTAAGAAACTCTACTCATGCTGATCTAGAAAAAATAAATGATTTAGACTCTTTATTTGATTACTTTTTTCCACAGAACGGGTCATCAACTTACGCAAGAACAGGGGCTATTCTAGAAGAAATTGGTTCAAAAGAAGCTGTAGATAAATTTAGAGAAGTTGCAGGAACTGCTGCAAGAAGAGTAGATGAAAGAAGAGCAGACCTTCCTGAAGGTGAGTCACCTGTGACTTTACAAGATATTGATAGAAATCTTCAAGAAATAAGTTACGGTAATATTGCTTCTGAAACAGGGTCAAGATTTGATGTATATCTTAGAACAAGACTTGGCATAGTTCCAGGTCAAAAACTAGACCCTAGCAATGCAAAAGATGCAGACACAATCGATAAACTAAAAAAACTTCGTAATGGCATAGTAAGCACTATGATACGTAGGTCTGTTAATGTAACGTCAGATCGTAAAGCTCAGTTAGATTTATCACAACAACAAACACTATTTGATACATTAAATAAAGACAAGAAACATGCTATAAGTGCATTTCAACTTAACAGCGACTTTAATATAGCTGAGATGATGAACATGTATGATGATGTTGAAGCAAGTCTTAAAAAAATAGATGGGTACATAGGTGAAAATCCTGAGTTTACAAATGAATTTACAGAGCTACTAGAAGCAATGATCGCTGTAAAAGGGGATGTTCCCAGTGACTTCTCAGCTTTAGATTTATCTAGTATACCTAAAGGATTAACGTATCCTGCTGCTTTGTCTCGTCTGTACTCAGGGTTTAGAGGAGTTGTTAGTTGGAGATATCTGGCTACAGAACAAATTGTACGTGAACATCAAAGATCCAAACACATGATGTTTCACAAAATACTTTCTGATCCAGAATTTCTTAAAAAATTAAAATTAATAATGGACAACAAACCTATAAATGAAAAGAAATTTGTAGATGAGTTCATGGAAATTATGAAAACTCCTGGCTCTAGAGCAGTAGTGTATGATGCAGATGCAGATGATCAAGCAAATTATGATCCTACTCCAACTGAAATAGTTGATGCTTTACGTGATAACTGGCTATCAAGCACTTTATATTTAGATGAACTTGCAAAAGTAATGGGTATAGATACAGCTATGACAGGATTCACACAAAAACTTTATCCTCCTAAAAATATAGCGCAAGGTGATTTAGAATATTTTCCTATAGAGGAACCACAAGGAATTTTACAGTCTATAGTTCCAATTGGTGTTCGTAGACAGGTAGAAAAAGAAACCTTTGATATTCCAGAAAGCACGCAGCCATCTTTAGGTTTAAATCGTTTAGGACCAGAAGAAGAAACATTTACTATAGATTAAAAGGTATAAACTAATGCTAGGACTAGCAGATTCAGTTATAGGTGTAGCAGGTAAAGTTCTTGACAAGTTTGTTGAGGACAAAGACCTAAAGACTAAGCTTGAAGCTGAACTAAAACAACAGATGGTATCGCTTGACCTCGCACAGGCACAGGCGAATATAGAACAAGCCAAGTCACCGTCTATCTTTGTTGCTGGTGCTAGGCCAGCCATCATGTGGATATGTGCGTTTGGCCTAGCTTGGCAGTTTGTACTGCAGCCCGTAGCAGTGTGGGGCATTGCTATGAGCGGTGCTGATATCGTGTTGCCCTACATAGAAACAGAAGGTCTTATGTCGTTAACGCTTGCTCTTTTAGGACTTGGTGGTATGCGTACTGCGGAGAAGTGGAAGGGTGTACAACGTAACAACATGAAGAAGAAGTAGTATGAGCGGTAAATATAGAAGTAAAAATAAACCTTATTCTAACGTAGAACTACGTGGTAGCGGTAGTGGAACACGCGGAGGAGGAGGAGGTTCCGCAACACTTACTGCCGAGAGAGGAAGAGCTAAAGCAAAATTACAATTAGGTGGAAGTTTTTATAAAGGTCGTCCGATAGAATCAGTAGATATAAATGAATATAATATACTGAAAGGACTAGACTTAACAGTTCCAGTAGGTCCAGCAGATGTAACTGTTGGTGCATCAGAAGAAAGATTTAAATATCAAGAAAAAAATCCTGACGGTACTTTTAAATACAAACCAAAACCACAAAGAAATTTTAGAGCAGGTATGTCTGTTCCAGTTGGTCCTGCTATGTTAGACTTAACAGGAAACGTATCCCCTAGATCACCAGGACGCAAAAGAAAAATAGGTGCAAGAGTAGGCTTACGTATACCACTTAACAAAGGTGGCACTGTAAAATCAAAATCTAAAAAGAAGAAGTAGTATGGACCCGTTAACGTTAGCTGCAATTACTGGGGGCTTTTCTGCTGTCAAGACGGCAGTTCAGGGAGTACGTAGTGCATTGCAAACTGCTGACGATGTGGGAGCTATTGCTGGCCAGATTGACAAGTTATTTACGACACACAGCGAAGCAGCCAAACGAGTACAGTCTGCTAAAAAGAACAAGCTGCCAAATAACAAATGGGCAAAGTTTCTAAAATTTAGATTAAAAGATGACAGTGATGATGAAACATCTCTAGCTAACGTAGCTGCAGCTAAACTTGCTGAGAAACAACAAGAAGAAGAAATAAAAAGATTAGCTATAGAGATTAACAGAAGGTTTGGTGCAAACACTTGGTCTGAAATATTAGATGCACAAGAGCAAGCTAAAAAAGAAAAAGCTGAACGTCTAAAAGAAGAAAAGAAGCGCAAAGATGAAGAAGCTGCTAGAAGGGCGCTGAATCAAAAAGGATTGATAGAAAAGATATTACTAGAAACTGGTAAAGTTATTTTTGTACTTAGTTTTGTAGTTGCAATGATAGCTGCTATCGTATATATGAAAGAAAATAAGCCGCCGCCTCTAAAAAAGCCTCCGTATTTAAGCCAGAATTAGCAAGTACAGCAGTAAATAACCCAAGATACCCAACAAGACCTAATTCCTCTGTATGGCGCTTAAAACGCCGTGTGTGGCAAATCGCCTTTTTTGGCGATCTCGGCAGGACTCGAACCTGCGACCTGCGGTTTAGAAGACCGCTGCTCTAATCCAACTGAGCTACGAGACCAAGTAATCGTTATACTCCGCACGTTCCACCGTGTCCTGTGATAGAACAAATATCATGTGTCTCTAATCCTTCTTCAAACTCTTCACCTAGTTTCTCAACAGCCTCAGAGTATGGAACACTACTAAGTGGTTGACCACCACGGCACCCATCAGGATACACGGTAAAGCCACGGAGCCTACCAGCATAGGTAGCCAGTGTCTCGGTGAAGTCATCTACTGTGTCGTCGTTATTAAGTTTACTGCCCCACTCAGGTAGGTTAATTGTAGAAGAGATAGACATATCTACATAGTCCTGTATGTCTGCTTGAAACTTAATGCGTCTCTTATAATCATCAGCAAGATCA